TTAAGAGCATTGTCTATAGTATCATTTTCTTTAGTATCATGTTCTTTGTACTCGCAAATTTCTGTTAGTGGTTCAGACTCCTCTATTAGATTAATTTGCAAATCTTCTTCATTCTTATACTCAGAATCAACATTTTCCTCTACTTGAACTGAATCAAACTCCTCTACCTCCGGTAAATTTTCTTCCTCTTTTTCATCCTCGACAATTACTTTATCTTCTTTTTTTATTGGTTCGGAATACAACCAAGATTCTAGAGCTTTAACTTGACGTTCTAATTGTTTTTGTTTTTTTTCTTTTTTTATTTTTTCTTCTTTTACTGACTCTTTTACCTGAGTAAAAATAGAATCAATATTAATTTCACCTACAAGAGACTTAAACTCATCATCTTTTTCTTTTTTTGCTTTACCTATTAGAGAAAAAAATTCTTGGAGTTCTGTGTTCATTTTTGGTCTAATTCATTGTTCTTTAAAAGTTTAGCTAATTCTGCAGTAGATCCAACAAATAAAGCATTATTAACTGTTGTGGGACTTTTACCAACTTTTTCTTCTTCAATGTCTTTTAGTTTCTTTTGAAGATCCATTAACTTATCTGTTGCGTCTGCAACGTTTTTAATTAATTGACCAGCAACTTCATATGCTCTTGGCATTTCACTTTCTTGGGCAAGTTCTAGAATCCCATTGATTGCCTCTTGACCTTTTTCTATAATTGAGTAAAGATTCCCTCTTGTATATTCATAATCTTTTTTGACATCATCTACAGTAGAAGATATTTTTTCAATTTCACTGGAAATATTCTTAGTCTCTGCAGGTATTACTTCCGCATCGACATTAAAAGTTTTATTAATCTCGTCGAATTTCTTTGTCATTTTCATAGAATATTCTCACTAAATCCAAAGTCATCTCCAGTTTGAATTAGAGCATTATCCTCACTAGTTATGCGATAAACCGCAGATCCAGAAACGTGAGAAGATGCTTTTGTACTATCTGCACCTCTTGTAACAGTGAGTACATTACCTGCTTTTTTATCAACATACATTTCTTCTTCATCTACGTAAATATATGTATTGACTGCAATAGATGATGCATCATTAACTTCAACTAATCTATCAATATCAGATAGATTTTTGGATAGATTTGTAGTAATATTGCCTGTGTAATTCTTAGTAGCTCTTGGTTCTATTGAGTATACAACTTCTCTAGTTGGCGTTGAAGTAGAATCTCCAGAAATAAGTCCAATAGAAACCTTTTTGATAATATCTGTAGAAACAGAAGATGTTGGTCCAAATAGGTACGTTTTTGCGGTAAATCTTAAAGTGTAAATCAGAGATCTTCTTTGGGAGAAATCACCTTCATAATCATCACTCATGGATACACTATTCAGAATAACTGGTACATCTCTTTTTTCTCCTATTTCAGAAACTAAATCAATCGTGATGTTATATGCTGGTTGAAAATATGGTAAGATTTGTTCAATGATTTGAAGCATATCATCATTTAACTTTGTAAATATGCTAAGTTCAAAGTCTAAATTGTATGGTACTGGAAGATATGTTTTTCTTTGTTGAGTCTCATCAGAAACAAATGGAGATAAAAATGTTTGAACTGTTGAAGATTTTCTAGAACCATCATAAGATATTCCAACAAGTTCAAAAGACATTCTTGGCAATGTTATTTGAACTGGTTTATTTAAATCTGGAGATTGTTCTAATCTAGCTAGAAATTTTTGAGTTGGACCATAAGCTAAAGGAACTTTTATTACACTAACATTAGAACCAGAACTGTCTTTATGCTTTATTGTAATATCATTGAATAAAGATCCAAAAGACACAATTGTCTTTCTAAAAATTTCGTTGTAGAAATATTCAAACATTTTATTATTTAAATTTTATATAATATTTATTTAATTCACAATGTGCCAAAAGGATTTGACTCGCTAAAATCAATAACTTTATCTGCCTCTTCCTCTATAACGTCATTTTGAGAATAAGGATCAACGAGATTGTCTGATTTTAGTGTTCTTAATTTATATGATGCGCCACTTGTGGATCCCGTAATAGTTTCTCCTGACGCAAAAGATCCACTGACAATAAAAACTTCAAGTTTATTATTATTCGAATCCCAAGAATTTACTCTTGCAGTCGTTCCAGAAACTGATCCTGTCACAATTTCATTGTACTTAAATGACCCTGTTCCATTTGAACCTGGACTTGCTATCGTAATAGTTGGTGCGACAGTATATCCTATGCCTGCATCACTGAGTCTTATTTGAGTAATTGTACCAGCAGCACTAACTACAGCATAACCAACTGACGTAGTTCCTATTCCTGGACCACTAAATGTTACTGTTGGAGATGATGAATAACCAGAACCACCGTTTGTTATTGTAACTATTCCAACAATACCATCACCTATTATTGCTGTTGCGGCAACACCACTTCCGCCTCCTCCAATGAAAGCAACTGCAGGAGCAACCGTGTATCCATATCCGGAGTTGACAACTTCAACTCCTTGAACTTTTAATGACGATGTTCCATTACAGTCGATCAAGTTATCGATCATCGTTGCAACACCAACTGCAGTGTATCCGCCGGATGGAGCAGAAGAAATTGCCACCTTTGGTGGTGTATTAAATCCACCTCCTCTATTAAATACTCTAATGAATCTAACTCCACCATTGACAATATTTGTAAATGCTGTTGCAGTTACTGCTGCCCCAACTACAGATAAAGTCTGAATATAACCCTGATTTTGAATATTATCGTCTATTTCTTCAATACTAGTATCAACAACTTCGTCTTCATATCTAAAGAGTTCACATTTTAATTCGTAAACATAATTTTTTTGAAGTTGATAAAATGGTTGTTCGTGTTCTACGTATTTGATCTCAAATAATCTATCACCCAATGGGAAGTAAATCAAATCTCCTTCTTTGGGTCTTGTAGATAATTTTATATCATTTAAGTTTTTTATAAGGGGACTGATATAAGTTTCAAATCTTTCTCTAGAAATTATTAAACTTAAATCGTCAATATCCTGAATACCAAATTTTGATAAGATAGTTCCTGCCCCACCATATCCATCATAACTATTGACATATGCTTCTAATGGATAAGCATTATCAAATCTTGATTGTATAACCTCTTTTATTACAGTTTTTTCTGTAACATACTTTCTTGGAATATAATATACTTCGACACCATACATTCGAATCTGTTCATTTATCAGATCTTGTATTAAACCTTGTTCTGAAGAAGAACCTTGTAGAAAAAATGGATTTAACATTTTATCCGATCATATCTAGAGGAGGAAGTTCATAAGTATTGGACATTTTTTCCATCAAAATATCAATCTCTCTTTGCGCATCATCATACATTTGCCTTCCATTCAGTTCAACACCGCCGGGAAGTTTTACCCCTGTAAATTTCATCATATTTTGTCCCCATTGTCTTTTAATCAATGATGTCAAATATGGTTTTAAGAAGGAATCATTCCAAACTCTTGAATAGTCATTTGGATCTATAGTTGAATAGCAGTCAATAACGAAGTAATTGTTTTCACTAACAGTACCCCAATCGATATCTAGATACAACCTATCTTGTCTTTTGTTGAAACGAATTTGTTTCTGAGTATTTAAAAGAAAATCTAAATCTTCCAAATATGTTTTAACCATAGCGTAACTCAGAAGTTCAGTTGTTCCCCAATAATAAACATCATTTAAGAATAACTGATACTTCACGCTAAACATATTGTGCGTGATTGTATTCGAACTATCAAAACTAAAAACTTTATTGATGCCAATTATATTTGGCGGAACTTGCAAGTAATTACTATTTTCGTTGTAAGTGAAAGTTACTGCAGTTCCTACGATATTTGTATTAACAGTTGTTGTTACAATACCAACATTACTAGTTGCATCAAGTCCTCTGGCTCTTCCGCGAGCAATGTCATCTGCTGTTATTTTATATTTATAAAATGTAGGATAAACACCATCAAAATGTCGTTCTTGAAAAAACTGGACAGCATCATCTACGAGATCTTCAATTTGCTCATCGGCAACATTAATTTCTAAAACTGGCGCTCCCAGTTTTCTCTTGCAGTAATCTATTAATTCTTGTCTAGTAGATGGTTGCGCCATTTATTAGTACCTCTCAGAATATTTATGGTGCCGAAGAAATACCAGGTTTTACTAAAATATTTCCTTCAACAATTCTATAAACAGTAGAACCCGAACTCACGAGAATATCATAAACATATCTTCCTTCTTTTAAAGATCTTGTTTGGGTTGAACCTAAAGAAATATTGAATCTACCTTGAGTAGAAGTAGAAAATCCAACACCGAATGTTGCTACAGCATAAGAACTTGATCCAATAGAAACACTCTTTGCCATTTGGGAAGATCCAGTCCACCCAGAAAAATTAAAGGCAGAACTTGATGTGTTTACTACTGAAAAATTTGCCAAAAAAGTTGACCCGGTGTTAATGGTCAAATTAACTGAACTTGGAGTTCCAGAAGTCGTGTCAAAGGTTATTCTTTTATCAGACATTTAAAATACCTAAACTTGAAATTACTTCTTGTTGTTTTAAGTATAACTTATAATAACATTTTGCAATGTTCTTCAATTCGGTAATATCATCTATACTATCTATCTCAGAAGCAACTTTAAAGTATTCGAAACTCTTACTCAAATTTTCAAGGTCTATATTATTTGGGTCCATCAATTAAACTCCTAAGTAAAGATTTGATTTCATTTAAATCTTCTTTCATATTAACAAAATCTTTCTCAAGATTCTGTAATTTTTGATTTTCTTTTTCTTTTATTCTTTTTTGCATAATATAGTTGTTATAGTCTGTCATATTGGTGTTAATAATTGCCTTTGTTTCTTCGTCTCTAACCAAGTTAGAATGACCATTAACTTTTGAGTATTTCATAACTTATTATGCCAGCGCAATAATTCTCAAATCTTTATATCTTGGAGGATATGCTTGATTTGTTGAGGTTCCAACAAGTTTAATGCCAAAATATCTGAATGCTGGCAGACTATCAATAGTAAATTCATACTCTCTAAAGTCAAGAACATCACTATCGAAACCAATCAAATCAGTTTTGGAAACCATTTTGTCGGGCAATCCATTACTATCAGACAAACTTATTACATCTCCACTTGATGTTAAGTTAGTATATCCTGGGAAAGGATAGTAAATTAAATCCGAGTTGGGATCATCCGTTATTGCGTATAAACATCTTATATCACTATATGTATTAATATATGCACTTAATATAACTTTTATAGAAGATGCTGGAGTTTCTAGTGAAATTGGTTTTGTTGCATAAACAAAAGATGATGGATCATCTTTTAAGGTTGATACTCTGTCATCGGTGGCATAATTAGATATTGCATTGTTTACTCTATTGGAAGTGAAAATCATTCCAACTCTATCTAAGTCAACTACTGGGGAAACATATGCATTTGTTGTAGAAAGATTTAGATTCAAAGTCAAAGACTTATTGGCAGGTAAAGTAGTTGTTTTGGAATTTTCATTTACCTTTGATGCAACAACTCTGGGAGTACTTAAATAATTTGTAGCGTTTAGGTTGATTTGCTCAAATCCTTGGTCAATGAAAGGTATTTCATTTCCATCAACACTACTTCCACTAACAGTTCTCAATGAAGCATTAATATTAGTGCCTCTGAGAGACATTGTTTGGACAACTGGTTTAACAATTTCAAACGGTATATTCTGAGTTGCATTTATTTCTGAACCACCTGTTGATTTTGTTTCATTAAGGAATAACTTTGGATGACCAGATGATAAAGTTCTATTTGTCATTGTAGAACTTTGATCACTCATATCTAACTTGACGTGATAGTAATCTAGATCATATGGTTCTGCAACTGTTGCATCTGCCAAATCATGTGTTTTGTTAATGCGACGTAAGGAAACAGAAGCAAGTTCATACTTATAAACTAAAGTTCCTGTACTATAACTAAATGATTTTGTTTGATCAATCGCTCTAGTTATGCCAGTTAAAAGTGGAGGTGATACTGATGTATTTACTCCAGTATAAGAAATAATCTCATTATCAATCCTAATATATCCTGGATTTGTAGATGCAACAGAAACATTTTCAAAAGTATCAAAATTAGCGATAGAAATACTTTCTACCGGAATACTGTCTGTTGAAGTTGATGAATAGACACTAAAAAGTTTGGTTGGTTTTAAATCAGATATTGCATTACTTATTGTTACCAAATTTTGAGATGAATTCATTCCGTGATTTTTATGATAAACCTTGATATGCAATCCATCTGATAATGTTTCTATTCCATTAGCGGGAACAATGACATTTCCCCCAGTTCCATTTAAATCTGTAGAAACGCCAACATTATTAATATACCTTAAAGTATTTCCTACGCCAGTAACATAATCACCTTGAACTTGGTCTATGATTAGTTGATTTACTCCAGAAACTTCTGAAACAGATAATCTTAAATTTCTACCAAGATTTTGTGTTCCAATCGTCGATATTCCTAATACATCACCTGCAGAATATCCAGTTCCTCCATTAGAAATAGTTGCTGCTACTGCAACTCCATTGGTTATCGTAATATTTGCTCTTGCATCTCTACCATCTCCAGTTACTGTGTTCAAAACAATATTATTAAATACAAAAGATCCTGAAGATGGTGTATAACCTATTCCAGCATTAATAATTCCTAAAGTGCCAAAAGCAGAACCGGCATATCCAACAAAATTACCAGTAGCATTACTATTTCTTTGGATAATTGTGTTTCCCAAAGTTGGTAGCATTGCTGTTGCGATTGTAGTTCCAATTCCAACTTTAACTTTTTTTGAAGTTACTTCTAAAGAATCTCTTACTAATGTGGCTACTTGATTATTACCAACACTAAGATTTGGATTGTAGAAGTTTATATTTCCACTCCCTACAAAATTTGCTCTATTTAACTTGAATTTTAAGTCTTCAAATTGACTTGGAGTCCAAGTAGAACCGTTTTGTGATTTAAATAATGATCCGCTTAATGGTTGCTTAGAAACTAAAACCTGCTCTTGCTCTGCGAGAGCACTAGTACTAACGTCAACTTCTGTTAATCTTGATATCCAAACATTATAAACACTGGAGTTTGATAAAATTGCTAATGCATGAAACTGTTTTCCTGCAAGATAAACGGGAGACTCAAAAGTAACTCTAGTTGGTAAAGAGGCATCTTCTGAAATTTGAATATCCTTCGGATCAATTACTACTTCACTAAATGGATAAACTTCGCTAGTGGGAAGACCTAATTGCATAGGTCTTAATTGAATAGTTACTGGAAGCTCTGGGTCTCTTGAATAAAAATATAAATCGACAGAAGTGGCAAAAATGCCACTATCTGGTTCAACATAAAAAGATTGAGCCAAAGGATCTATTATTTTCATTTTATTTTGTTACCTTTCTGATTGGATCCAATATCATATATTTATTTCTTCTTCTTACCTTTACCTGCAGGAACATTATTTATTGTCGTTGGAGTAATTGATAGTAATCCTCCTGGTCCTCTTGTTTTTTGTGGTTTGATAATTCTATCTTGTTCTAGTTGTTTTCTAGCAGCACCAGCAGCGCCAGGAGCACCTTTTAATGGTAACTCATTTTTTTGCTTTTTAGTTGTTTTGAAATTAATTGCTTTTTGCTGTAAAGAAGTTGTTTTGTCTGTAGTGGTTGGTTTTATGCCAGCATTCTTAAATGCTTTATTTGCTGCTTTTTTGCCTTTCTTATCTGCAATTTGCGCCCAAGTCTCGTTACAAGCAGTTTGGAGTGGAATAGAGAATGCTGTTGTATTTCCTGGATTAATAGTACTCTGATATCTATATGATCCAATTGTTGTTGATGCATTAAGATATTCCATACCTGGTTTACAACCTTTTTGTTTTTCTCTTGTTACTGTTGGTGGTTCTGGATCTACATTTGGAATATCTGGAATAACAGGTGGTTCCGGTACTTGTTCATTTCCTCCTCCAAAGAATGGAGTATCTTGAACTGGAGAATAAGAAGATGGTGCAGGTTCTTGCTCGTAATCCACTTGTGTTGGTGGTTCTGCAGGTACTACGGGAGGAGCTGGTGGTACATAAGGTGGTAATGTATTGCCAACAATAGTGGTAGCAACTACTGCTGTTGGACCTGTTAGACTTTCAGTTCTACTTTCTGTCACAGTTTGAGTTTCTGTTCTTACTGTTCTGACAGAAAGAATGTTTTCCTGAACTCTATTAATCTTACCTTCTGAGTAGAACTTCTCCTCTGCACTAGTTGTAGTTGAGTCAATAAGTGAGTTTGAAGGACTATTAGTGATTCTAAACAATTTAGAACCTGTTTCAAATCTTGGATTTCCAAAAACATTTGGATTTGGAATATAAAAAGATCCAATTAAGACGCCAATAGTATCGGTAATCAATCTAATATTAGAAACCACTGCTTCAGCACCACTTGTCAAACCTCTTAGTTTCATTCCAATTTGAATGTAACCAAAGAAATCTCCTTGTGCTTGTTGTGAAAGACTAAATGTATCTACGTTTAAAATAGTTGAAGTTGAAGAATAAGTTGCAGGAACTGGTTGTGATGAGTTGTATGGGTTTGCGGTAAATACTTCAGTTGGTGCATTAAATGGACCATATTTGTGATTAGATGTTGCAACCCTAAATGTTATTTTAGGATCTGGTTTTACTGGCGCAATATTCAAGTTAGCAAATCCAGGTGCAGTAGAAAGTTCAATATTACCTTCAATAGTCTCTCCGACTTGGAACGTACCTGAAGTCATTGTGATCTCAAGTAGTTTTGGAGTAACAAACTTATTAACATCAATCCCATTGAAGAAGGTATAAACTCTAGTAAATGGTTTTAATCGTCTAGAGACAAACTCAACGTTTCTAGATCTCATAAAGGAACTAATATCAGTGCTTAGTACTGTGTCTCCCAATGAAACATTCTTTAATTCTTCCTTAGTGATCTTTCTGACGCCAGATCTTGTAGTTGTTCCTGTTTTGGTTACAGTTTCCAAGTCTTCCTTAATAATGTAATATCCAACATTAACTGTTCTAGAATCTACTGCTTTAGTGGATCCAGTCCAAACAGTTTCCCAGGAACCCCAAGTTACTGGACCAAATCCACTCTGACTGTCTAGTTCCGATGCAACAATTTGGGATTCTGATTGGATGTAGTTAGTAGCAACTTCTGTACTATTTGCTGCCAGTCTTACTACGTCAACCCAAATATCAGAGGATGGTGTAAGATTGATAGTACCGCCATAATAACCGACGCGGTATGGAGCAACAGATTCAACTCTTGTTGCGTATGGTTGATTTATTTCTTCAACTTCATAATAATCTAGAGTAATAAGTCCACCAGTCTTTTTGACATTTGTACCTATCAGATCACTTACGAAGTTTGGGTCTACATTTGTTGAAGTAACTCCTAATCCAATAAGAGAGTTTGAACCTAGGATTAAATCAACCTGTGTAGTATATGGAGCAGGTCTTAATTCTGAATTGATAACATCAATACTATTTTTTACAATAGTTACTTTCTTTTGTGTTGAAGTTGTGGAGAAGTCATCCACAAAGAATCCAGATTTGAATCTGTTAAGTCCGTTTACATCTCTAACAAATAGATTTGATGTATCAGACTCTAGCAATGACAATGAAGTATAATATTCAAGGTTTTTAATTCTATTTTCAAGAGAATGAATGTCTTTCATTCTATATCTCTTGTGTTCTGCAAGATTTAAACTTGCATCATTAACATTGCATAGGTATGCAGGTAAAGTAATGGTTGCAATGTCAAGTGCATCATCAATATCAATTGGTGGTTGAGGATTATCTGCGGGTTCTCCCTTGTTTAGTTGGAAAACTCCATCTTTAGTTAGATAGATTTTGTCTATTCTTGGTAGATAATATGAATAGTCAAATAAGATAGATTCATCAGATGCTAAAATACTAGAAGCAGAATTGCCACTCGAAGTAAATGATCTTGCATTAAACTCAAATGGAGATAATGAAGAAGTAGTTACAGTAAAGTTAGAAACTCTTGGTCTGATATCAATAATGTCCGTATTTCTTATGCCATTGACCGATTGAATATCGCAATAATCAAATTGATTATAAGAACTTGCAGTTGTCAAATCTCCAGTATCTGATGAGGAGAAACTTGCAGATTCAAAAATAATTTTTAGTTTTCTTGTTGGTTCTTTTGCGGACGCTTTTCTGATAATTCTGGCATAATCATAGATTGTTTCTCTTTGTCCGTTGTCAAAAATATAATTAGAAATAATATTATTATCTCCACCATTAACTGCAGTAATGGTTGCAGTAATCCCAGATTCTTTGAAAGTTACAACTTCATTGACTTGGAATTTATTAGAATTCCTTGCAACATAAGAAACTTGTAATGCATTTAGTCTTTCTGCATATACACCAACTGAACCACTAAGTGATCCTACAAACTCTTCGCCAATTAATAGATCATCAGTTTTTGCTGTTGGTCCATTGATAGTTGTTAGAGTTAAACTTGGCAGTTCTGCATCTGAAGTATCATTGGACTCATAGATTCCATACAATACTGTTGCATCAGGTTGCAGCAGACAAATTTCTTCATCCTGAACTCTGGTTCCGTATGGATAAGTACCATATGTCAGACCATCATTATTAGTTGTCGCTCCAATTCCAGAATACTGATATTTTGACTTATCAACTATTAATGTTTGGATTCTATTCTTATTTTTTACTTTTGAGTCAATATCGACTTTTCTTAGAGTTGCAATTAGTTTTCCGGTACCAGAAGAAGTTGTTAATCCATTTATTGTTATCTCTCTTCCGCCACTAGAAAATACTAACTTATCTGAACTTAGACTTTCTGTAATACCACTATCTGTAATAAGAACATATCTTTCTTCATCATATGGTAAAAACGTCTCATCGGATTCTGCAATAACAGTATTCGTTGAATTTGTAGATATGGTTACGTTGTACTGTTTTCTTATAGTTAGTGTAGAATTTGTTAGATCTACAGATTCAATATTTCTTTTTGGTAAAGTAGTGTATAATGTGTTATCTACAGATGATTGGAAGTTAGAGAATAGAATTTTAAAATCACTTGGATTAATAGTCAATGTTGGTAAACCACCATCACAAACTCCAGTTACTGTTGTAATTCCGGAGATTGTGATTGCACTTTGAGATACTGTTTCTATTTTTGCGAAAGTATTTACAGATAATCCTGGATTTGAAAAAGCAACAATATTACCTACGGTTGCAATTCCCGTAAAAATAAAGTCTGCCGAAGTTACTGTGCTTATTCCGCCTCCAGTAGCACTAATTTGAACCTGACCAACATTTGCCAATGCAGACTGCTTGACATCTGCTGTAAATGTAGAGGCACTGCCAACTATACCATAAAGAGATTTTACATCATTAGTAGAATATGCAGTTACTGCAGTAGAAACTCTTGTATTTTCTATACCATCAAAAATAAACTTTTCACCAACTACGAAATTTCCTTTAGTATTATATGCGGTAATGATTCCTGAGTTTGACGCATTATATCTTAAGAAACCTACCGCTCCACTTGATTTTCCTTTAATGTAAGTTGGAGTTGTTAATGTGATGGGTTCATTTAAAGATATTTCTGTATAAGTTTGAATATCGTATAAAGCAATATCCCACTCATTTGCATTTGGAGTTGATGTATTGTATGATCCAGACTCTAATGCAAAATCATATACTCTAGCAACACCAATCTCTTTTCCTGGTGCAGTAATAGAGTTAGATCCAACTCTAGAATTTCTCAGACTTAACGAATATGAAGTTGAAATGCCCAATGCTGGCGATCCATATACTCTGTTGAGGGTATAAGTTGGACCCGTAACATAGTTTATACTTTGATCTTCCAATAACTTTGTTGTTCTTGGTTTTTCAAAATCAAGGTAAGTAGTTCCTACAACATCTATTTCATAACCACTCACAAAAGCTTTGAGGGGAGAAATTGTATAGGTAGCTAAATCATCTGATGCTTTATTATTATTATATGTTAACTGGTTTTCTTTAAAAACACCACCATTTCCTTTTAGATCATCTAGAGTTTCTTTTGCCGAAACAGAAGGAGATTTTACATAATAGTTACCCGACTCATCATATGTTCTCCTTGCTAGTTCTTTTTCAATTACATTATAATCTGGATTATTAATTTGTCTCTGAAGAATACCATTCCTAACTTCCAATAATTGAACAAAATTAGGAGTTGCTACTGGATTCGGATCATTAATGGGTATTTTGGTTAAAATTGCAACTATGGAAAGTCTATCTGCTCCAGGTGCAGCATAATTAGAAAATCCCTGAGCATTATCATTCAGATCTATATTGTCATCTGGAGTTTCTATTACTTCAAAAACATCTAATCCAACTCTGTAACTTGGATTATTTGAGTATTGATCAAGAATTATTGTTTGTTCATCTACAGTTACAAAATGACCTCTTAAATAATAAACACCTTCAGATAAACTAACAGCGGAACCGATTGAATTCGGATTTGAAGAAATCGTTACTGCAAAACCCTCATTGGGTTGTAAAATAGTATTTCTTTCTATGTCTAAAGAGTTTGGTGAGGATATGCCACTTTCTACGAGTAAAATTTCATTTGCAGAAAATCCCTGATAACTATTTGAAACAACATCGGAATTTAAAAAGTTTACATAAATTGTATTGTTTCCTCTTTCAGAATCTCCAGAACTCAGTACACCTACAACTGCAGCTCTAACTCCACTATTAGCACCTCTAATTGTTTTGCCAATTAGATATGGTAAATATGATAAAATATCAACTCCGAGATAGTTATCTTGGAGTTCTACGGCATAGTAGTTATCAATGTAGTTAATATTTCCAGGTATTACAACAGAACCTTCCTTGAAAAAGTGATCGCCAACTTGTTCAATTTGACTTTGAAGCATTGATTGGAGAGTTGTAAGCTCTCGCGCTTGAACAGGATATCCCGGTTTAAATAGGACGCGATAATATTGATCTTCCCTATCAAAGTCGTCAAAGTATGGGGATACATTTAGGTTAGTTTGCTGTGGCATAATTCTTTAGAACTGCAAAATGACTTTGATATCTTCTTTTTGATTTGACGATCTTGTTATTGAAGGTCTATTGTCAACATAAATTATGTTTCCAGAATATTTTTCTACTTCCGGATTTGACACCCCATTGACAAAAGTTTGTCCCAAATAATATCTTCTATTATTTATTGTGGTAGATACGCCGGTAAAGGATGTATCAATACCCAATCCACTTATACCTGAAGCAGAAATAGTTATAGATCCTCCAGTATCTGGCAAAGACGTAAATCGATTTAAGTTAAATCCATATAGAGGAGTTGAATTTACTGTTCCATCACTGTTAAATCCAACTAGATTTCTATCTTGCCAATATTTTAAAACTCCAGTATTTTTATCATAAGATACAACTCTACCTATTGCAGTTGAACCAAGACCAACTGTTTGAGTGATAAAAGAATCTGCTACAAAGTTAGCAGTACTGTATCCAGTTCCGACTAATTTTAAAGCGGATAATGCACTTGCTTTATTTTTTACTAAAACAGAATCTGAAGCATATGCTAAAGGATTTTCTACAATACCAACTCTTGCTATCTGGTTACCAACGATAAAATCCGGATCTTCAGTATCATTTTCGATTCTTGAGTAAACTAATACTCTATAAGCACCAAGTTCTCTATAAATGTCATATCCGTGTCCGTTTTGGGGAGGAATAATTACTTTAAATGTTGGAGTAGATGTACCAGTTGGAACTCCACCTGCGACTAAATCAACAGTACCGTAACTATATCCAGATCCTCCATTTGTGATAATAGCAGATTCTACTTTTGAATCACTATTAACTACAATTGTGCATCTTGCACCAGTTCCATCTCCATAGATTGGAACATTTGCGTAAGTTCTATTTGCAGTTCCTATACCAACCCCTCTACTTAAAACTTGGGCAATTTTAATTTGACCACTAATCAATGCATTATTTCTAACTGCAGCATAATCTGAGTTAGTTTCCCAATCTGAGGGAACTGGAATAAAATTAGTAGATTCGAACTTAACCAACTCACTTGGTTTGATCGTATACAAGTATTTCCATATATATCCATCTTCACTGTCACCTGCCGCTCTTGGCTCTAAATCAGTAAATGTTGGTTCATCTAAAGATGGTTTTCCAGTTGGATTTTCTGGATCAATACCATTATATAAACAGATATAAACTCTATAATCACTGTTTACTACATAAAAGTTTGCAGAATATAAACTAGTTGAATTTGATGGAACAGACAGACTAGTTCTACTAATATCGTGCCTGTACATGTCATAGATTGTTCCAGAAGTCCAAGTAGTTTTTCTAACTACTTGTCTCACGTCACCA